AGTCCAGAACCACCACCCATTTCTTTAGTAGGGAACATAGAACCAACAACATCATATGTGTGGTTTGTAATTACCATTGGTACTTTTGCTTTACCAAGTTTCAAAGTCAACACTCTGAATGCAGCCTTGAGAACTTGTGCCCGTGTCATATCTCGTGTCTCTTTACCATCAGCAGTATCTTCTACTTCTTTTGTAGTAGATAACATACCAAGTGAATCCAAACACAACAACATTGGTTTTCTGTCTGCTTCATTCTGTTGCAAATATGCATCCAATACTTTTAATGATTGTGTTCTAAACTCTTGTACAGTTGTTACTGGTAGGATAACCATACGAGCAGGGTCGATACCTCTGTCGATTACCATCTGTTTTGTGATTGCTGATTCAGACTCAAAATACAACACACCAGCATCTGGGTTTGCATCAAGGAATGACTTAACCATACCCATCACAAAGAAAGTTTTACCAGTTGCAGACTCGCCCGCAACCGCAGTTATCTTGTTTGCTGGTAGTCCACCATAAATTGAACCACTCAGTAATGCGTTGAAGATATAAGAACCAGTGTCGATGAATGCATCAACATCACCTGCTTCAACCCCTTCACTTACAAGTGCAGCGTATTCATTGCCCGCTGTCTTAGCAATATCTTTCAAAAAATCCATACTTTATACATCTCCTTCTTTTCTATTGTTTGAACGAAAAGAATCAAATCCGTCTGGATAACGTGCTTCTAACTTTTCAATATTCATATAAATGATATCTTCTAGTGTACAATCCAGAGCAATACATGCTTGTGCAATGTACCACATAACATCACCCAATTCACGCTTCATGTGATATTGTGCATCATCATCTAGAGGTTTACCTTGAAAACATGCTTTCTTGATAATCTCTGCAAACTCACCACCCTCGGCAGTGATACCCAATGCAGCTGTAATCAATCGTTCTGGAGGCAAACCACTTGTTTCGTCTATTATATCTAGTGCGTCTGAAAACGCCTGTGGGTCTTTTGATTCCTCAGAAGTCACCTCATCCACAAAACGAGTGTAGTCTAGCAATAGTCGTTCATCAGTCATATCTATATCCTTTGATTCCATTTTGTTTATAATACTATATTTGTCTGCTAAAGTCAAGAGATTATTGTACCTTTATCTGCTGTAATCAATCCACTTGTATGTTGTTGCCAACCTTTTGAAATCTCATCAACAGATTCAGTGTAGTACATAATAAATCTTTTACTGAATGTGAAGTCACCTTCTGGTGATTTACCAGTAGCACAGATAGATGGAATAAGTCCAACTCCCTGTTGCGACATTTGTGCCATACGAGGTTTGTACACTACAAGTTCATCATCTGTTTCCGAAACAAACCGTCCAACAATTTCCATTCCATTATTAAACAGTATACTAATTACTTTATTATTCATATCAAGTTTTCCTTTATTTCATTTTTCAACTCACGGATTGAATCCCATGTGTCAGTTAGTCTTATTTCCAGTTCACCCATGAGCAAGAAATTAGTTTGTAAATTACTAATAAGAGTTCGTCTAGTCTGTAACCATTTCTCAGACTGTTCATCTCCCCTAATAGTGTGCCGTTCACTTTCCACTTCTGGCGATACCTTTAATATATAAATCTTTGCATCATGTTCTGATAACAACCATTCAATATCTTTTGCACGACAAAATCTATCACCCTCAAGTATTATGTGTTTATGCTTGGGAGTTTCTTGTTCAATGAAATCTCTAAACTTAGAGATAGCACCATAACTAATTCTGTCAGTTCCCCCAAATGTTTCGCCAACAGGATACCTTCCAACAACCAATACGTCACCGTGTTTTTGGCATGGAAATAGTTTCATGGGTTCAACATCTTCATGCGAACCCATTTCTGAAATCAGACTTCTCATTAATGTGGATTTACCAGAGCATGGTATTCCACCAATCATTATAATCATAGTAGTAGATTTTTCTCCTCATATTCTAAGAAGTGTTCTGATACTGGTAGAGGAAACTTTTCACCTGCCATTACCAAACCATTCTTTTCGTGATACAAATCAATACCAAGTTCTGAATAACGATTTACAATAGAAGTTTTTACTTTGATAACATTACCAGTTTCAAAAGTATTCTTTGTAAATCCACTCAACTTGTTATTCTCTTCAGATGTAACTGCAATAGTTTGTGAACACAAAATCCACTGTGGTAAAAACTGTTCCCAAATAGAATACATATGCCAATGGTCGAGAATGTAATAAGCATAAGTCTGTGGGGAAATGAAGTGGTCTTTACAACGGTCTTTTGCCTTCAACATCTGTGCTTCAGATGATACCCAACCAGAAGAAAAGTTTCCACAACCCATATAGAACTGTCGTGTGATTTGACGTTTCTTAGAAGTTACTTCCCACTTACCACGTTCCATAATACCAGACATTGCAGAAAAACAAATATCTGCATGGTCTAATTGTTTAGGAGTCAATTTCGACAAAATGTCCATCTTCACCCTCAATCTGTGTCTTGAATAAAAAGTTAATGTTTCCTAAGTTGCCAGACTTGTATGCTTCTGCAACCTGTACACACTGGTCGATATAGTTCATTAAGTAGTTCTCAGAAATATTCACACGATTCTCTGGAATATCTTTTGCAAGAGTATCCGAAAAACCAACTGCAACATTCACATCAAGTCCCTTAACTAACAAAGGATAAACCTTTGACCATAAACGTGCATGACGGTCACCAGCAACCTCACCAGTTCCACCACGCAATGTTGAAACTAACCACTGTGGTGCTTGTGTAACATCTACACCATACTCATCCATAATTGCTTCAACAATCTCATCACGAGTAGGGTTAGTAGTCTGTTTGTAATCATCAATAACAGATGAAAGAACCAGTTCTACAGTCTTTGCAACTTGTGTATTCCAATCAATCTCTTTCAAGTATTGACGAATAGAGTGTGCATTCTTGTTACAGTCTCCTGCCTGAATAGCAGAGATAACATTGTAAACCACTGCACCTTGGTCTGCTTCGTTCTTAGGATGCTTACGCAAGTTCTCTGTAATTGCATATTGACGTAAAGATTTAGTTGTTGCAAACGTACATACTGCAACCCAAATGTGTTCAACCTTTTCCAACTTTGCAGAAACAAAACGGTGTTTACCAGCAACAAGTTTACCTTGCTTTGTAATTACTGGTGGTTCGTGAAACTGTGGTTCATACTCATCGTTGCGAAAAATAGTACGCAACTTCAAAATGTGTGGTGAATCTGTTTTTCCTTCCACACGCCCAAAGTTATAATGTTCAGTGTCGATGTCTGTTACTTTTACATAACACATCTCCACCAACTTCATACCTTCTACAAGAACAGGTTTCTTTGCGAAATCCTCAAAGTGTTCTTGGGCCTTTACATATTCAAAGGGATATTTCATTGTTTCTCCATAATATAAATTAACCTCAATCTTCTAGCATAGTATACCTGTTATTAAAACAAAAGTCAAGGCTTATTCGCCAAGAAAGTCATTTAAATTTCCAGATGTCTTTGCAGCATACTTACCAATCAACTTCTCTTGTTTACCGTAGACACCGATTGTTGCCAATCGTCTATCACAATATGCAACACAACTAAACCGTTGTCCATTACCAGAGATAGGTGTAACACCGTGTACTTCTTGACTGTCTGCAATTACAACACTATTATCTGGGGCATCAATTGCAACACCATAACGAGGGAAACAAAGATATGCACCATCGTAATCACCTTCTCTGAATACACACATACTTGTCATACCAGCATCAGTGTCACCACTGTCTACATGTGCAGCCATCTTTGCAGACTGATATGCAGAATATCTATTCGCAGAAAGTGTGGTAAAGATACCTTCACCAACTCTATGTTCTGGACGAATGTTGTTTTCTGCAAATGACTTCTGACTTTTATAGATGTCATTGTTTGCTTTTGCAAATGCAGTTTCATTGTGTTCAGAAATTTCTTGTAGTGCTTCCCACTTTTCTTTATTGTCTTTACACCAACCCGATACATCAATACCACCAGTAAAACGTCCACGTTTGTGTCCAATCATAACTGAATGGATTTCGTTTGAGTATGCAATCATACCCCAACCACCAGACTTTGTACGGACATAATATGAGTTAGGTGTTCTAAGTTTATAGTCTTGTCCTTCAACTAAACCTTTTGCCAACATCTCTTCTTTATCAATAGGGCCTGAACAGTTTGCCCTCATTGTAGATGTATCTTCAATAGTAGTTAGAATATCCCTAATCTTACTTTGTTTAGGGAATGCATTTGTAATAACATATGCAAGGGGAACATCTGAACCATCCAAAGATAGGATAGGTTTCATTACTCCCATGTCTGTATCAGTTACTTTGATTACCTCATCGTATGCTGATTCGTCTAGAAATTTACCATTCCATTTATCGTAAGTTTCTTTTTGACCTAAGTCTTTCTTAACCGTTAGTTTCTGCATTTTGTATCTCCTTATAGGGTTTAAGGATGTTTTCGTACACTTTATCAGCAAGGTACTTCATTTGTAGTGGTGCAACCATCAACCCAATTCTTGCAAGTTTCTCATTAAGAGTGCCAGTGAATTTATAATCCTCTGGCAAAGTCATTAGTCGTGCAGCTTCTTTAGTTGTGTACACCCTATCTTCTTCTGGGTGCAAGTGAACTGCAAGACTTGTTTGTAGTCCTTGTTCAGAAAGTGTATGAGATGCTTGATTCCAAGGAACTCTACGAGATTGAAAGAACGAACTCTTTCTATCTGGAATACTCTTACCCCATTTCTTTCTGTGTTCAATGACTTTATCATACCAAGGCCCAACTACATCATCACCAACAGAGACAACCTTTTCTGGATTCTTTGGTAGTCTCTTCATCCACTTATATTTAGCGCTCTTGGTCATCGACTCACAAAGTTCAACTGCTTCAAAAGCATTCTCATTGTTTTGTTGAATATCCCAAATTGCATCTTTAATTGTGGTGACATGTTCTTCTGGTTCTGGAAAAATCAAACTTTCAAGTATCATAAATGGTACTCCGATTTTATCCAGTACATCGTTCCTTACAGATACGATAAAAACTCTTTCTCTTTTCTGAGGCACACCATGATTGTGTCCCTTTAGTACTTTGTAAACTGTTGTATAACCTAATGCCTCGAAATCATTTACCATTCTCATCAAATGTTCTCTTGCATATTCCATTGTAAGACCTTTTACATTCTCACAGATAATTATTTTTGGCATCATCTCACCAGCAATACGAATCTGTTCCCATGTTAAATCTTCAATGTTTTTTTGTTTCATTCCATAGGCAGTCTTTTCTTTACCCCAACCTTTTTGTTTTGTACCAGACATTGAGAATGGTGGACAAGGTGGTGAACCATCAAGTATATCAAGTTCTCCCTTTTTGATTCCTGTCATCTCCATAATCTTTGCACCAGTGACTTCTTTGATATCACCACATATGTGTGCTGGTGTCTCTGGCCAATTCTCTAGATAGGTATCCACTGCGACTTGTTGAAACTCATTGACAAATTTACAATCACCGCCTGCAAGTTTATAACCAGCAGATGAACCACCACCGCCCGCAAAGAACGATATGTAATCGAATAGTTTTCTGTCAGATGACTGTTTCAGTTCATCAAGTGTATATCTAAAATATTTCATTCAAATCCTCTTTCATAATTTATACTCTCATTATACTTGTTTTGCCAACAAATGTCAAGGCATTTATCCAAAGAAATCCTCAAGAGTTGTCTGTGTTCCATAAGAACGGTCAATCTGCCACCCAATTTGGTTCATAATAAACGTCAATGGTTCAACAAATGCCTTCTCATATTGCAAGTCATAGTCAATCATATTATGCAAATCTAGTTCTGTAGGCAACTTAGTAATGAACGAAATCACATTGGATGACATTCGATTCGGTTGTCTCATGTTTAGGAACTTGATTTTATCACCCTCTTGTATAAGAGGATACTTATTATTAAGTTTATTCATTTTAGTATAGTGGTTGTAAAGCAATGCGCCTTTACAATGCATAGGAACACCTTTAGTAAAGATACCCGAACTACTACTCCACTTCTTTAGTCCATTAACAGAACGAGGAAATGCAATCTCTTCTGGTGGAAGTTTCATAAACTCTTCACGAAACTCTTGGATGAATGTGTTTACATCCTTCTCCGAACCAGACATGATAATCTTCAGTGCCTCTTTAATCTTGTCACGACAAGGTGCAGGCGTAGATGATTTAACTGCTTCGATACCCATAATTTTAAGTTTGGGTTCTTGATAACGAACACCTTCGATATCCCATGCATTAAGAATGTATCTTTTCTTTGCAGTCCAGATACCCTTATCTGCAATAACCTCTCTTGCCATTTGCATCTTTTGGTCATATGCATTTACATAAGAAGCAAGAGCTTGATAACTCTTATCAATAAAAGGTTCAATTTTCTCTTGAGCAACTCTATCAAGGAAGTCCACCGCCCTCCCACGATACTCACTCTCCGACTCATCTGTTCTTTTTTCAAGCACAGTACTAACCAACTTGTCAAAAGTAATATATACCGAATCTGTATCCGATGCAATAACATAATCTTCTCCATTCGTTTTTAACAATTTGTTTAGATACAAATTGATGGACTTCTCAATCCAACGTATAGAAAATTGTCCCGATGTCGTAATACCCTCTGCAATCCTCAAATCATAATATCTAAACCACTCATTACCAATCGCACCATAGGCTGAGTTTAGTGAAATCTTTCTTGCCATCTGAATATTCTGAAACCTTGAAACATCTTTTAAGTATTTAGCATCTTTGGTATCTTCATATTTCTGTTTGGCATCTAACATCTTTTTCTTATAGATGGTACGGTCATTATACATCTCTTGCATCATCTCAGGCAAGAAACCCAATTTGTCTTTACTGAACAACGCACCGTTTGGTGTCATCGTTACATTGTTTGGAAGCATGTTTTTGATATCAAACTTTTGTGCAATCAAATCATCAACAGACGAATCACCAAGATTAAGTTGTTTTGCCAACAAAGTCTCTGGTGAAATATTGTACTGCATAATTAAGTGTGGATATAGAGAGTTCAAGTCAAAAGACATAACCCATTTGTGTTGTCCTACTTGTGGTTCTTTTACATAAGCACCAACATACTTCTCACCCTTGGATTTGTGTCCAAGTTTTTGTGGAATGATAATCTTACTTTTTAGTAGATGATTGTAGATTAGAACATCCCAATACTTAACAGACGTAAACGAATCAGATACGTTTACCTTTGCCTCATACGTCATAGTTAGAATCAAGTCGATGAGTTTCATCTTCTCATCAAGTCTGTCTACCAGTTCAACGTCTTGAATATTGTAGTCTAGGAAAGACTGATAGTCTTTAGTATACCAATCACGAAAAGTCTCATATGGATTATCATCCTTGCGTTGTCCTAGTTCGACAAATGCAATATGGTCAAGTCGATATGATTCTTGATTAGTATAAGTAAATTTACGATATAGTTGTAGATAGTCAATGTTCTCAACACCAAGAATATTGTAGACTTGGTCTTTCTTACCGAAACCAGAACCTACCATTCTTGCATCAACAACACCCCAAGGCGATAGACGTTTCATTGCGTCCTCACCCATTTGAGATTTGATACGGTTACAGATATATGGAATATCAAAGAACTCTGTGTTCCAACCAGTAATAATATCTGGATGGTCAGATTCCCACCATGCAAGGAACTGTGCTAGAAGTTCACGTTCAGTTGCACATTGAATGTACTGAACATCTTCTCTATCATTTTTGTATTCATGCAATCCCCAAACTTTGATACGTCCAGTGTCATGGTTTTTGATAGTAATAGATAACATTGGTTCTAATGCTTGGTCAGCATTAGGGAAACCGTTCTCACATTCTACCTCAATATCAATAGTGACAATACGCATTTGCGAACTGTCGAATTGTATTTGTTTGGGATATTGTTCTGCGATATATGTGTAAGGAAACTGTGTCATACCGAATACGAGATGCGGTTGACTTTGATACAGTTCTACGAATTCCTTTGCCTCCTTGATGGAGAGGAATTTCATTGGATTGACATTGTTGCCATCCAGAGTGGTGTAACCAGTGGGGTTCTTTACAGGTACAAAAAGAGTGGGTTCGTATTTAACCTTGTAGTTACTACGAACACCATCCTTTACTGCACGAACCAATAGTTGATTGCCCCACTGGGCTACGTGTGTGTAAAAGTTCAAGACATTTTTCCTTATCAAAGAGTTTCATTATATACGGTTTAGGGGTGAATGTCAAGAGAAAAGTGGTAATTGTTCCTCACTTGAGAAGTGTTTATCAATCATATCAATAATATCTTGAGAATGTGCAATCTTTGATAATTCACATTCTACCGCTTCTGCAATATCAGAGTGTTCCCCAATACCAGCAGGATTCTTCATATAGACTGCAACATTTGCTTTATGCAATGCAATCTTACCTTCATTATGTTTCTTTATTGCTTCGAGTAGTGTCATTATTTTTCCTTTACCAATTATTACGGTTTAAGAATGTTCTCAGAATATCTTGAGTAACACTCTTACCTTTTGTAGACCTCTCAATTCCGCCAAACCCTGGCATACTGTTTATCTCCAGTATATATGGTTGTTCCTTCTCTCTATTCTTAGAGGGAAGAAAGTCTACTCCAACCAAATCTCCTTTGCAAAGTTCTGCAGCTTTGATAGAATCCTGTTTTTCAATTTCAGTTAATTCTATCTCTTCTGTCTCTGCACCTAATGATGCATTACTCCTTGCATCACCATCAATTACAATTCTTTTCATCGCCGCAATTATTTCACCGTTGAGTACAATAACTCTAACGTCATAATCGACTTTTATATACTCTTGTGCAACAAGGTCAATATTCTTACTTAACAGTGACAACATCTGTACTGTTGGGTGTAGAGAACGCATAGATTCTACAATAACAACACCAACACCAGTTTGTGAACCACTGGACGCTTTTAAGATAATAGGGAACTTCATTCCTTCTACTGCTCTTTCAGCATCATCCGAATATGTTATTGGAACAGTTACAGGTGTCTGTAACCCATTCTTTCTGAACAACTCATTACAATAATATTTACTTGTACATATGTCCCAAGTTTCTAGGGATGGAATAGTTTTAAACCCAGCATCTTCTAAGAGTCTAATCATATCCACCCATCTTCTATTTGTAGTAAATCCAAGAGTACCCAATCCTCTAGGGAAAATCAGTGTATCTTCTGGACTAATCTCAAATGGTTTTTGATATTCTGTTTTGCCATCCTCACTGGGTTTGATTGCTTTACCAGTTTTATCAAAGTCAAAAGAGTTGATGTACATCTTCCCATTCTTCTCTGATATAAATCCACCAGAATACTCAGCATTGAATAACTCAATACCAACCTTCTTTGCAGCATCAATCATCAACTTAACATCAGGCCTATCTTGTTTTCCTACATCTCTCAAGTTTTCGTGAGAGTTGTGAAAGATTACAAGTTTATACTTTTGCTCTTTTGGTTCTTCAGTGATGAATTGTGAGAATTTTTGTGTCAATTTAAACTTCTCTTTTTTTACCGATATTGTATTTTGTCTCTAAGTCCCACTCGTTCTTTTCTTTAAACGCAATCACTTTGATTTGTGATAGTGGTGCTTTGGGTTCTGCTGTACCCATAAGTTCAATCAAACCCCAATCACTTAGTAAACCAGCAATAGAGTTTCTACGTTCAATATCGTTTTGATTTATGTTTGTGTCTTTACCATCCAGAGCGAATAACTCTTTGAAGTGTACGATATAGTATCGTCCTTGTTTATGTAGGATATGACACGACTGATAGAGTTTTCTCTCCTTGCGAGATGCAACTCCAATACGACTTAATGTCTCACGAACCTTTAGAAAGTCATCTGGTTCTTTTAATTTTACTTCGAGCATCCTCTCGGGCTGCCAATCAATTTCATTCATTTTCTTCCACCTTTATTCAAACTACTTTTTATAGTATTAATTTGTTCATTATCAAGTATTTTCAGAGCAGCCTTTGCTTTTTCATTACTATAACCAAAATACTCTTTTACATACTCTAAATCTTTTAACTTACTCGCTTTCACCCAAGGAGCATATCGTTTCTTAGACCTAATAGTATTTAGTAAAAAATCATATTGTAGTTTTGAATCAAGATGATGTCTCATATTCATCTCATTCACCAACATTATAGTATCGTTAAATGGTGCAAGACATTTGTTGATAATGTAGGGGGAATACTTCTTTTCCCACATAGGGTCATCTGAGTCTAGCAGATGTTCCTTTGTTTCGTTTATGGATTTGAGATAATGTTTAAGTTCATAACTCATTTGAATTGAACCTGTGTCATAATCTCAATCATAAATGCAAGCATATTGATTTCTTGGTCTGCAACGAATGCTGACTTATAAGAATAGTCTGCTGTTGCGAGAACAAGATGTGGCACAGTTTGTGGTTGGATATCTTCATAAAGTGCATCGTAAACCTTTCGGTACATACGGGCAGGGTCATTATCAAGATTATTTGCAACCCACTTACGAATAGACTTGAAGTCTTTCTCTTTGAGGAAAGTTGTCAAGTCCTTCATATTTGTTTCTGATATATTAACAAGTATACCACTGTCAATCATACCAGATACAGAATACCTTTGCAGTTCGTTTAGAACTCTACGCCAGTCTGGGAAATACTTTTCCACAATACTAGCAACTGCTTTAGGTTGATACTGGACACCCTCTTCACCTAGAATAGTCTGAACTCGTTTGAAGAATTCTCCAGCGAGTTTAGGTTTCTCTGTAGTAGGAATACGAAATTCAACCACAGAACATCTAGAGTGAAGAGGGTCGATGATTCGATTTTTGAAGTTACAGGTAAGAATAAATCCACAGTTCTTATGGAACTCTTCAATGAATCCACGCAACGCAGGCTGTGTAGATTGAGGATTTAAGTAGTCTGCCTCATCCAGAATAACGAACTTACGATTACCGTCCATAGAGACAGTAGAAGCAAAGTTCTTAATCTTGTTTCGCAGTACATCAATACCCGATTCTTCAGAACCGTTTATCATCATATAAGTAGCGCCTAGTTCCTCAAGCATCGCTTTTGCAACCGTAGTCTTACCTACCCCAGGCCCGCCAGTAAGTAGTAGATTTGGAATCTTCCCCTCATCTACAAAGGTCTGGAAAGTCTTTTTCAAATCATCAGTAAGAATACACTCACTGATTTTTGATGGGCGGTATTTCTCCACCCATAACATCACATCATTCATAATATAAAACTCCTAGTTGGGATTAAGCTTGTTCTAAAGCAATAAAGTACTCTACAGATTTGTTCACATGTGCGAAATGTGAAATGCCCTTTGCAGATACCTGTACTTTATAATCACCACCTAGTAGTTTCAAGTTTTCAACTTTAAAAAAGTATGTGAAGTCAGTTGGTGAATTATCACCGACTTTAATACTGAAGTCGTTAGAAGTTTCGTTCTTACGGTCAGTAACAGTCAATTCAATATCACCACCAGCAGTTCCTTTTAGAACTACATCTGGAACACCAAGTACTGCACTCGCTTTTGAGATTGCATTAAAGGTGTCTTGTGTAAACGTAAACTCTACGTCTACTGAAGGCATAGTGATTTCCGTTTTCGGAGTAGTCACTACGGATGGGTCACTAAAGAAATACTTCAGTGAACTACCACCGCCTTCTTCGTTCAATCGTACCGATTGGTCTCCAAAGTCCAATGTAGGACTCTTAAACAGCGACATCGCTGAGAGGAATTCATTCAAATCGTAGATTGCGAATTCGTTGTCGAATGTATCTGGGATAGTCGCTTTCGCCACAATGTTTTTCATCGCTGACATTGTGTTTATCACATTACCAGATTTTACCAAAAGATTTTGGTTAATTGTTGAGAAGTTCTTTAGAACATCTCTGGTATCATTACTAAGTTGCATAATCATTTATCTCCATTTATATCGTGATTGTGTAGTGCCATTATACCATAATGGATTACTTTTAGCAAGTCATTTCTGTTCTTGCCGTCTTTTTTTCCGTACCGTTGACTATACTTTAATATATTCCCGATACAAAAACCTTCGCCATGTCCAGAGTCCATAATAAACTCCGTGGCCTGAAACTTGTTTTGTGAGTAGTGTGCAGAGTATGTCTTATCAATGTATACTTGCATTTCTTTCAGAATTTTATCTTCTGAGTATTTGTAATCAATATTTTTCAAATTGTACATCCTATAAGTTGGGTAGGGGGCGAACCCCCCACCGCAGATTGATTAGCTTGAGTAAGAGTAATCAGTACCCGATAATGCTTTAAGTCCAGCAGCAATTACACCTTTAGATGGTTCACCCATTCTATATGCAGTTTTGCCTTTGAAAGTATTCACATAGATACAGTTGCCTTCGCTTCTCAGCGTGTCAATCATTGCTCTAGGTGATGTCAAATCGAGTTTAGTTCTAAGAGTTTCCCATGTGACGTTCTTACCAGTTTGTAATAGTCTTAGGGTCTTTTCTCTTTTAGTTAGTGCTTTTCTAGCCATATTATCTCCATTATTAAAATTCAATCACCAGTAATTTGATGATTAATACACATCATACACTAAAATGGGGGGATTGTCAAGAGATTTTTCCCCCCACAGTAAATTACTTGATTTTAATCGTTTTAGGTTTCTTTTCCTCTGGAACGATACGTTCAAGTTCGATACACAACATTCCATTCACAAATGTCGCACCTTGTACGAACACATCTTCAGCAAGACTAAATGCCTTTTTGAAAGTTCGTGCAGATACACCTCTGTGGATGTACTCTTTATCATCATCACCTTCTGGACGAGATTTAGAGTTTACTGTAAGAGTATTCTCTTTTGTCTCAATCTCAATATCGTTCTTAGAAAAACCAGCAATTGCAATTTCAATTACATACTTTTCATCCGATGTCTTTACGATATTGTAAGGGGGATAGTTTGTTGTGGGAACAAAACTCTCGTCAAAGAGAGTGTTGAACATTCTATCAAAACCGATAGAATAAGTTTTGACCCTATCGAAAGGGTTCTCTACTGTGTTTATGCTTACCATAGTTTTCTCCTTTATTAAGCAAGATTAATTTGATACCCGATAATCGGCATATCAAATATATTTATAAATGGTAGTTTTTTGTGAGGGAAACTACCAAAACCCAAAATTTGTGTCACAGAGTAGGTGTTCCGTTTGTGACAACTGGACGACTTACGAACTGCACCCATATTATATAGGTATCCGAAAGGGGCATTGCAACCCCTTTCGTTAAGTTTTTTTATGCCGCCTCAGCGTACTCAAGTGCTTTATCTAAAGCGTTGAGTTTTACTTTACGGTTACGTCCGTACCATGCAGACTGCAAACGTGAATCACCTTCACGACCTTGCAAGTGGTCTGTCATGTAAGTAACAGAGTTAAATGCCTGCCACCATGAACCTTGGGCAAAGTTTGCACCAGGCTGAGTGTTTAGGTTTTCCATCGCAATTTTAGCATTACGAGAAGTGAAAGGAAGAACTCCATCTTCTTTCGCTTTTGCAGGCGCACCGAATACTTCATTGAAGTACTGGATTACATTGTCACCAGTAGCACGTTTTCCACCAAGGAATTCAGCCATTGATTTGTATTGTTCCATCTTCTCACGAGCAATACCCATTTGTTCTTTAACCATATCTGGGTCAAATGCTTTACGGTGATTTACCGTAACCATCTTATCAGAACTTTGTGATAAAGACAATGTAAGAGTGTTATTACATACAACACGAATAGGTGTCATACGGATATTGATAGATTTACCAAATTGGTGTGGGTTAGTAAACAGAAAGTAGTTATCTGTTTGGTCACCTTTGAACAACTCAAAAGACTCTTTTGTCTTTGCAAGTGCCCAAACCATTTGTCCATCTTTAAGTGAACCAGCAGTATGCATTTCCATATCACCTGCCATCACATAATCGTGGAAGAATTCAAATGCTTCTGAATTCTGTACTGGATTCCATCCAGTTCCAACAACGTCTA